GAACTCAAAGCTCCTGTGGCGGATGATCACCTCGTCCTTACCGTCAGCACCCTTGGTTCGCTCTACGTCGTAGTCCTTCGGGTAGAACTCGAAGCTGCAGCCTGAGTAGTCACCGCGACGCACCATCTCCAGGCAACGGTCGCCCAGGTCGCATCGAGGCGCTTCAAACTCAAATGTAACACCCTGCTCGTCAACTGCCAGGCGCATGGATCCGACGCCTTTGTTGCAGCGGGCGATGGTCAGCTCGCGCTCATGCAGCATGTTCATTTTCACATCCTGCGTATTGAGGAACTCCATCGTGACGGCCTCCGGCAGAATTACTTCACGGAATCGCTCTCCCCAGTCGTCGATAACTTCGCTCTCAGCGTTGAAAACGATGGCACGGCCCTGGATTGTGCGAGAGTCGCCCGTCTGACCGCCTTCCTGCTCTCTAACGGACAGCTGGCAGTCAATGGTCCTGATTTCTCTCTTCTTTTCATTCATATCTTCGTTGGATTTGGTTCTATACTTCATTCGTTTTTCGTATCCGGGTTTACTGCAGGATCTTCAGACGGACGGCCACCTCCGTTACTGCGAAGTTTCTCACTTCCGACCTCTGCCAGGTTGGTGCTGACGTAATGGGCATCGCCTTCAGGGATAGAAGGAAGATCGTACTGGTTACGCAGCTCGTTGACGCTCCAGCCAGCCTCCAGGTGCAGCTTGTCGATCTCAGCCTGACCTTTTGCGTCGAGACGCTTCAGGGCGAGTTCGCAGACATGGATCCGGCGCTTTCCGAAGTCACCAGGTCCCAACAGTTTCGAGTTAAATTCGTCCTCGTGTTCACGGATGCGGGGCTGAATAGTACGCAGCAGGAACTCCTGCGTGGCGTGCTCCGGCATGCGGTAGTTTCCACCTCCGTCGCCTACGATGGCAATGATCTTAGGCACTCCCATCAGACGGCACAATGCCTCGTCGGAATATCCGCGCTGCTCCAAGAGCTGCAGCTGTTGGGCTGTCTGAGAGATGATCTTCGCATCGGCCACATTGTCGAGCACAACGACGTCGTTTGCCTGCCAGTCCTGTGAGAAGACCTGCGCAGTCTTACGAAGTTCGTCAGGCGATACGCGGCCCTTCAGACCGATGCCCTGTGGCGACTTCTCTTCCTGGATCAGCACCTTATGACGACCGCCTTTTGCCATATCCATCAGCGACTGTTCGTCACCAGTGGCTGCGATGGTGAGCGTCTTGAATGCGTAGTCGATCGTCGGGATGCCCATGTACATGTCATCCGTCAGGAAGACGTTTTTGAAATGAAGCACGTCGCGGGCGTCGCATTCGACCATCATCCTGGGGCCTCGATCCGAGTTGTAAACCAGGTTGTATCTGTTGCTCAGAGGGTCATATCCGCCTCCGGTACAGAGCCAGAGGTTCACGGGGTAGCCGTCAAAACTACGCTCGATATACACATAGGCATTGCCGTAATAGATCTTGCGGTACTCGATCTGCTCCTGCATCTGGCTGGCAGTCATCAGCGGGTTCGGGCGTACCTGCAGCAGATAGTTCAGTGTGGCGTTCTTCCCGTAGCGGTCCTCGATGAAGTTTCCGCCTTCGCCGTTGAGACGCTGATACTGTGTCACCATTTGTCCCATCGTCTGCATGATGAGTGTGACACACCGTGTCCAAGTAGGGATCAAAAGTGAGCTCCGACCGTATGGGCGCACGATATTCGCCTCCCAGTCGGCACCCTTCGGCATCTGGTTGCTCTGCGCCTTCGGGTCTGTGGTAGCAGGTATGCCGGGCGCAGGCGTCACCTCGCGCTTCTCGAAGACAGGCAGCATGCCTGTGGGTAGAAATCCGAATATATTCTTCATATCTTTTCCGTTTTCTTATCGTTGCAAATCATGTCGCGGGTTTACTCACTTTTCAGGTATCCGTTCATCCGTAGCCATTCGTCGTGCATCAGCGTCCTCTCGTTATAGCAGAAGAACACCTCGATGGGATTACGACGCAGCTTATCCGTGTTGCTGGCTTTGCAGCCGAATCCGCGCTTCACCTTGATCTCCATCCATTCGGAGATCGTCTTTGTGGTGTAGTGGTCCAGTCTGGCCACACTGTAGTCCGGATTCGGGTAGCATGCGGATCCGTTGAGTTTTGTCTTTCCGTCGATGTAGAGATAGCTTCCTTTGATTACGGGTGTATGCGGATGCTTCCAGTAGATCCAGGGAAGACCGCCACGGACAATGGACTTCAGGAAATGGTTGGCGATGATGCCGTTGTGGTCCTTCGTGCCTGCAGGCGCAGCCTTCGTGAAACGTTTCTCCAGTTTCTCGTTGGTGTATTCTATCAGGCCATTGTCGCTCATGGTGCGCCACGATAGGCATACGCAATCGGCTTCGATGTCCTTCAGTACGTCTTTGATGCTCTTGGCCGTAGCGAGCTTCAGATGCTCGTCAAAGTCAAAGAAGGCGATCCACTGGTAGTCCTTTCCGAATCTGGTATAGCAGTCACGGTATGCGTGGCACTGGTCGTGCTCGCGTCCTCGCCAGTCGATGATCTCCACCTTCTTTTTCTGGATGTAACTCTTCAGCACGTCCTCGAAGCGTTCCTCGCCTTCATGGTTGTTGTCGTAGATATAGATCTTATCGAACCCAAGTTTCAGGTGGTGTGCGACGAACTCTTTCGCATAGCGGTTCTCAAGGCGGCCTATGGCGCAGATCGCCACATTGTCGGATGCAGGACGCTGCTTCGTGTCCGGCATCCAGAGATCCGCGTGGTCCATCAGCCATCTCTCTGCCGATATATCGTCTGCGCGTCTTGTCTTGTCGCGGCGCCACGATCCGCTTCCGTAGTGCTCCATCAGCGACATATATGTATCACGACTCAGCTTGATGCCGCTGCTCTTCGGCTTGTTGTTGATGATGTCCTCCAGGAAAGATGCGCCAGTATCGTACCAGTTGCGTCGGTCGTCATCATCGCTTCTGACCATCCAGCAACGTTCAGGATCATAGTACCTGACGCCTGCCTCTTTGCATCGTGTAGGATTGATGTAACACAGCATCGGCACTATTCTCGGAATGTCGAAACGATTTCCCGGCTGGTGTTCCTGGATGTAGCCGACAGCACATCTGCTGGGCTGGAACAGGAAATCGACGCTTTTCTTCAGAAGTACGTCAGGCTCCAGCAGAAGGAAGCCTTCTGGGAACAGGTCAAAGAGTGCCTGAATGGTAATAATGTGGCGGGCACTTCCGTAGTTGTTCGACTGCTGGCTCCGAAACATCTTATCAGGGAACTTGGAGAGTTCCGCGTCGATGTCGATTACCTGGCCTTTCGTGTTGTCGATAACTTCCACGTCATCCATCTTTCGTGTGAACGGACGGGCGCAGATCTTCATCTCCGCCATCGTAGCCGTCTGCGGGTAGCATACATCCGTCGAGTTGTCGAACACGACGACACGGTAATCCTTTCCGCCATGTTTCCGAAGCGACAGGATTGCCGCTTCGGTCATCTCAGGCGTATTAAAATTTACGATAACTACAGTTTTCTTCATATCTATCTGGGGTTAGTTCTTGACAATCTCCTGCGCCGTGATCTGGATGGTGTTGTCCTGGCGGTCTGCATGGAAGCTCATGATCTGATAGGTTACGCCTTCGTACACCAGTTGGGAGTCACGTCTGACAAGCGTGTTCCACCGCATGCGGATCAGCACTGTATCGTAGGCATCCAGCGCACCTTCATGCAGGGCCTTCACGCCCTTTGACCAAGTGACGTTTGCCCATACACAGCCTGCATCTTCATAGCCGGTGGTACCTCCGAAGCCTTCAGACTCCTTTTTGTTGCGCACCAGCACTCTGTGGTTTAAGAATCCTGCTGAGTATCCCATAGCCTTATGTGTTTGTCTGGTTGATGATCCTGTCGCACTCTTCCTTCGCCTTGACGATCGCCTCACGGTATTTCTGACAGATGTAGTCAGTTGGCTTTGCGATGAAGGCATATCTGTTGTATAGGGCAGCAAGGTTTCGGCGCTGC